GAAAAAGGTTTCGATCCCGAATACGTCGTCGGAATACTTGATTTTCTTCACTATGGATGGGTGTCAACCTTGCAAAAGCATGTATCCCATCATAGAAGCTTTAGAAGCTGAAGGATATGAAATTCATGTAGCCCACAACAAATATAATACCACCCTCGTCAACCAATACAATGTTTCTTCGTACCCAACGATAATGATTTTTGAGGGCGGAGAAATGATTCAACGTTTTGGGTCCACTACGAGGTCTGAGATTTTGAAATACTTAAAGAAGCCTCAACCGGACCTACCACTACCACTACCACCCACACCTAATCCAAACCCCGACCGTCCAAACTATGATTTTGTAAGCGGTCCCAGTTATAGGCTATGGTAACTATGAGTGAACACGAACACGAACACGAACTTCCATCCACCCCATACTCCAGAGGTGGGCATCTCATAGAGGATGAAGTCGTCCCAGAAGTGGAAGTGGGAGTTCAAACGGATGAAGAGATTCTACTGGAAGGTGAGGGGGACGAAGAATTTCTTCAGTACGCCCTCCAGTATCAAGATCATCCAACGCGGATGGGTCGTGACTTCAAATTTTTGACTCGACTGGCCGCTAGACGTGCTCGTAGGCACGGTGATATTACAACCGCCGAGCATCGGATGATTGTAGATTTGATTAAAAAACCTGTACGAATGCGCGACGGTCAGCCGTATGACGCATGGCAAGCATTTGAGACTAAGGTTCGAGCCGAGATGCCAAAGGCTGAACTATCCAATGTGGATTGGACAACTATCTGGCAGGCCGTTCTTGTTTGGTTCAAAGAAAACTGGCCCACGATTCTCAGACTTTTGCTTACCGTGCTTATGTTCTTGGACCAGCCGCCCATTCCCAAACAAAAACGACATCGGAGGGATAGCTAATGTTTCGACTTCCTGTATGCCCACCTGGGACTGCCAAGATTTGTTTGCATATTTATGAGCCAAAGGGAGCCAACCGCATTGAAATGCTCCCCCGGGCTGAGATTGATTTGCAAGGTAAACCCGACTTGATTACTTTTCATGCTTACGATCACAACAGTAGACTTCTGTTGAGCCGTGCTTTTGAAGAAGACTGGGTCGAGTATGACGCCGAGCGTCACCGACCTGAAAATTTCCGCAGGGTAGAGACTAAGCCAGCCTCTATTGTGGATCATTCACCACCCTATAGCCCTCAGAAACCAATTCCTAAAGCAGGTTTAGACTCTGTTCATGAAGAGGGAACACCTTCGCCAAACGGTGGGAAGGTAATTGCGGCACGAGTTTCAAATCACGTGGAACCAAAGCAGAGCACAGCCCCACTGGCCCCGAAACCGGCACCACCAGCCCCTAAACCGGCACCACCGGCCCCTAAACCGGCACCACCGGCCCCTAAACCGGCACCACCGGCCCCTAAACCGGCACCACCGGCCCCTAAACCGGCACTGACACCTGAACCGAAACCGGCCCCTAAACCGGCCCCTGCACCTTATCGGCGTCGGAAACCGGACCCTGATCCAAAACCGGCACTGACACCTGAACCTAAACCGGCCCCTGAACCGGCTCCGAAGCCGGACGTGGAGGCCAAAGACTAAGACTGAGGCCGTATGATTATTGAACGAAGCACGCTTGTAGAAAGATAAACGAGATCGCTCAGGATGTGAACGCCCGGAGAATCATTAACCGCCTGACCACTGAACTAGGCCGTTAAGGACCAATTACGAACACTTGAGCGATCTCTGTATTTAACTAACTGGATGAATGAATTGATAAACGAATTACGCCAGTCGATTGCAGAAGGTTTGCGAAGCAGAACCATCACGACTTGTTCAAAGTGGGCAAACTATCGACGCGTCATGGGCGAAGAAACAGACTTTCCAGGACCATTCAGTTTTGCAAATCATCCTTGGTGTCGAGAGATATCTGACTCACAAGCTTCTACCAATGTAGTGATGAAGGGAGCCCAGCTAGGCGTAACCGAGATAGCTATCAATCGAGCCTTTTTCACAATAGATGTGTTGAAGAAGGCTGTTTTATACGTTTTACCCACCGCAGGTAATGCATCCGACTTCTCAAAAACTCGATTCAGTGGTGCTTGTCTGAACTCACCGTATATTGCTGGATTGTTTACAGATACTAATACCATCAGTTTGAAACAAGCGGGAGCCATACCACTGTATATTCGTGGTTCGCGTGGCGACAGTAATCTAAAATCCATCCCAGTGTCATATCTAATTCTCGACGAATTAGATGAGATGGATCAAGCAGTTATTTGGCGGGCAATGGAACGTCTATCAGGGCACATGGACAAAAGTATTTTTGCAATCAGCACACCGACCCTTCCAAAATATGGCATACACAAATTATACGTTAAGGGAACAATGGAAGAGTGGGTATTTCAATGCCCGCATTGTAACAAATGGACTGAGCTTACTTGGCCAGACTGTATCGAGATTTTTGGCGAAGATGTAAATGATCCCCGATGTGCAGACTCTTATCTCAAATGTAAAGAGTGTGGACATAAACTAGACCACGAAACCAAAGCTGATTGGTTAGACACGGCAAACTGGCACGTCACAAATGAAGAATCTGGTAAGGATCACAGAAGTTTTCACGTGAATCAAATGTATTCACGGACAGTGAATCCCGGCGAATTAGTTGAAGCTTACCATCGGGGGTTAGGAGATGAAGCAGCCAACGTTGAATTTAATAACTCTAAACTTGGCATTCCTTACATCCCAGAAGGTGGACAAATCACGGACGATATGCTTGATGAATGTTTAGCTAACTATATTTCAGAAGAGCAGAGACCTACAGGAAGTGACCGTTTAATTGTAATGGGGGTAGACCAAGGTCTGTGGCATAACGTAGAAATAACTGAATATTTCTTTGATACAATGTCACATGATTTGAATGTTGCAGCCACCGCTAAAGTTCTTTGGGTGGGTAAAATAGCTGGTGACGAGTTTGAGCGACTCGACGAGCTTATGAGAACGTGGCAAATCATGCACTGTGTGATAGATGCTGAACCCCAAATCAATGACGCTCGACGGTTTGCACGACGGTTTCGCGGTTATGTGTCTTTATGTCGTTACAGACGCGGACAGACAGGGAAAGAGATTTCGATACAAGAGGATGATCTAGGAGCCTCAATAACTACTGTAGATCGAACCAATTGGTTAGACGCGGCTTTGGGACGATTTCGTTCCAAACGAATTATGTTACCTCGTGACATTGGTCGGGAGTACCGAGAGCAATTGAAAAACATAGTAAGAACGTATGAAAGAGATGAACTGGGTAACCCAGTGGCCAAATACATTGAAACAGGTGCTGATCATTACGCTCACGCCCGTTGCTATTCTGAGATAGCTCTCCCCTTAGCAGCTAGTTATGTAACGAACAAAGATATCAAAGCTTTCCTATAAAATGTATTCCCAACCATAACCACCTGTAGTTTTATGTTTACCTTTACAAACACTACAGATACTATTAGCACGACAATTTGATTCTTCAGCCGCTACTTGCATGTTAATAAATTCACCCCCATCACTCCGCCGTACAGGTTTCCCTCGGTGTGTCCCATCTCGACGCCTATCGAGTTGATTATCACTCAATGAGCCGTAGGAAAGATTAGTAACCGAGTTATCTAGTTTACCATTAACACCATGTCTAACTTTTTGACCACTGGAGTTAGGTTTTATCCATGCAGTCGCTACAAGCTGATGAACGCGAATAGTTCGTGTAATTCCACCCCTACATAAGCCCACTGCAAGATAACTACCTCTAAGACATTGTTGAAGTTCTTGTCCTTTTAGCCTTAGTGTACCAGAATACTGATGTTTTATAACTCGATCAACTGATCTAACTCGACCAAGATTCGAGACCTGATAATATCCCGAATATCCGACTACGTCTCGCCACTGTTCTTTCATTCGTTTACCTCCTATATTAAGTATAACACACAAATTTCACAATGTCAAGTAAAATTGGAGTAAATTCTATGGATATATCAGAAAGACAACTTGCAAGACGTGGGTGGTGGAGACGGAATCGTCCGATCCTTACGTTTCTCAAGCATTTGATCGCTGTAATCACATTTGGGTGGGATTTCCCGCTTTTGACAGAATTTTGGCAGGCGTGGCGAAGACGCCCGCGTATGCAAGCTCGAATCCAACGAAGACAAGCCGCGTACCGATATTTCGGCCGGTTAATTCAACTGTCTATTCGTCTACCACTTCGTATTGTCATCAAGGTACTAATACTTGGTAGATACCCCAAGCGATCATTTCTTTGGGACCGTGAATTCTTCCAAGCAAATGCCAAATAACAGAGGTCATAATGGCGAGTCCAACCTTTCATAATTTAGTTGCTGCTAGACACCCA